TATATCACCAATATCCAAACCTTCTTCTACTACAACAGATTCAAAGAGTTTATCGAGAACCACCCCCTTCCTTATCAAATTTTGTGAAGCAAGTATATCCTCTTCTTTAGCGGTCATATACTTTATCTCAACAGTACCCTTTGATAACGGGTGTCCTTCGGTGTACATTTTACCACCTGAAGGTAAATCTACTATTTCAGTAGGGAAATCAAATTTTGCCATAACGTTAGTTTATTTATTTGTATATAAATATATAATATTTAGAAATTTAAAAATTAAGCACAAAAAAAGTTCTCACTAAGAGAACTTTTTCCTTTATAAATATGTTGAATATGTATTAGAATTCTAAAACTGCGTAATCATAAGATAGTGTTAAAGTAATTTCAGCAGGGTCAGAGGCATTTGACCAATCTAAATCATTAAACACTGCATTGTTGATAAATGCACCTTTCATAGTCCATTGTTCAATTTTATCACCAACTGGTCCTAACATATAACATTGGATATCTTTCTTATAGAAATCTGCATATCCATCTCTACCTGTTAAAGATTCATGTGATAATCTTACCCATTCCATTACTGCTTGAGCTCCTGAAGGAACGATAGGGTCATATAGAGTAATCTCTACATCTTGCCATTCACCTTTTCCTTTAAGTTTTCTTTTAACGTTAATGTGGTCTAGTGTAACAGTTTCAAATTGAATTGAAGGTCTGTTTGCTGTTTTTATAAGATATGAAGGGATACCATCGATTTCCATGATGAATCTATTCTTCATCTTCGGTTCGAAGTTGGTATAAAACATATCGTTAAATTCTAATACTTCTGCCATTTTGTTTTCTCCTAATTATATTCTACTATAAATATAGTTCTTTTTTATTTTTAATTAATTATGCCGAGAATGATGCCCCTGTCGGTAAGATGTTGAAGTCTAACACGATGAATTCAGCAGTTTTTGTTGGTTGTAGGAAAATCTGTCCAGCCAATATGTTTCTGTCAATTACATCAGGTGTGTTATTACTCTCATCCATCACCACTCTAAATGCATACAATCCTTGTCTTTGTTGTATTCCTTCTAAATAAGGATTCACAGTATTTAAGAACTTACCTCTTGTTTGAGATGTATTTTGTTCAAATACTAAGTATCTTGAAGTTGAAGCAATATATTTCTTAACTCTAATCATCAATCTTCTTACATTGATTCTATCAAGTGCAGATGCTTTATCTTGTAAAGTTTTCTGTCCAAATGCAACAATACCTTCTCCAGGGAACTGAGCGATTGGATTAATCTTTCCTTCATATAAAGTATCTCTTTCAGAATGTGTTAATCTGTTTAATACAGATACCGCACCTACGATACCACCTCTATTTAAACCAGCTGGTGCAAACCACTCAGCAGCAACCGCATCGTTTGAAGCGTAAATTCCTGGCATCAATACTGATGGTGGAATTGTTGTTAGTTTATTTGTTCTTGAATCTATTGTTTTAACCCATGGGTAGTAAGTACCTACATAGTTAGAATCAACCGATTCACCTTGTGAAATTGCATCTGCGATAGTATCTCCACCATCTGTTACATCACCAATGAAGAATGCATCTTCTCTAGCTTCTACCATATCAGTTACTTTATCAAATACATAAGAGTGTAATCTTCTTACAACACCAGGTACAGATACCAAGTTGATATCAAAATCATCTGGATTAGATACTGCGTTGATTGCTTTTACATATGCAACTGAACCTTTAGCGGTTGAAGTAGATAAATCAAATCCTTGTGAGTTTCCAGCACCCCAATCAGAATCACCATATTTAGCTGATTTGATTGTTGGTGATACTCCATCGAATCCACCTTGGAAACCTACTATAAATTGTCTTTTATTAACATCAGTTGAATTAGAACCAGTAAGTTCATATCCAAATGCTTTAGTTCCACCTTGTATAGTTACAGTACCATCAAATGCAAATACTGTGTTTCCACCTTGTGTTGCTGATGTTGGTATTGGTGATAAGTAATTGTTGTTATCTATTTTTATAACAGCTGTATCTAAATCTATACCACTATATTGTACTGATTTAGAAGATGTGTTTTCATCTGAACCAGTTGAGAAGATAGCTGATGGTACAATAGATTCACCATATCCATGAGAACCAATATCTCCAACAAAAATTGGGTTATAATATTTTTCATGTCCGAATGGTCCAGCAATGATTGGGAATGAACCTTCATCAGAACATTCTACTCTAATAAACTTAGAATTGTTTTGGTAATCACCATTCATTGTTTGTTTACCATTTGCATCAATAGTAATATTCATATCACCAATTCTTTTCTTAATGTAGTTTGGTGATGCAGGGTCTAAATTAACATTATTAAATGTTTCTAATACACTTGGTCTCTTATTAGTATCAGAGAATCCTCTTACACCAATTGAGAAAGTAGAATAATCAGTTGCATTTGATGAACCAGCCGCTTTAACATTGAATATTATAATTTTGTATTCTTTATTATAATTAGAACCATCACCGATAGTGTGGAATCTAAATAAATCATGTCTTTCACCAGAAATCAATTGAGATTTTATATATGGTGTTGATGCATTTAGAATATCTTGTGTAAATGCTTGGTCACCTAAAGTAATTAACTCAGTTGAACCACTAGCAATATCTAAATTGTTTTCTGTTGCAGAATTTTCAAAGTAGTTGTATGCATATACTGTTTTTGAACCTCTTGGGTTACTTCCAAATACATCTCCTATATCATTTCCATTTGCTGGATTAGTTGATGCGGATATTGCACTTGAACCACTTATTGTGATATTAAATTCCGTACCAACACTTCCTGTATCAGCAATTGTTAATGTTGAACCTGCATTTGATGTTCCATCTCCATTATGAGTTTGGAATATTGTTGATATTAAGTTAACCGATGAACCACTACTTATTACAGCTTGAGGTCCTAGTTCTGTATATCCACCCTGATTACCTACACGAACAATAGTTACTGTTCCTGCATCTCTCAGGTAGTTTTGTACGGTATATCCTGTATAGTATTCTCCATTAGGTGTACCGAATATTTCTTCGAATTCTGATTGTGTATTAACAACGGTTGGTACAAAAGCAGGTCCTTTATGGAAAGGTCCAATTATTGCTGCTCCAATTTGTCCAACTCCTTGTGATATGAAAGAAAGGTCATTTTCTCTCGTAAATACACCAGGTGATACAATTTTTTCTGCCATTTTTATTACTCCTTGTTATGTTTTTGTATAATAATACTCTTATATAAGTATAAATAACTTTTTCTAAAGGTTACTTTTTAACTTCTTTAGATTTAGTTTCTTCTTTTTCTATTGGTGTAAACTCATTAGTATTTGGGTCATAGTTTCCATCTCCATACTTTTCATTTAAACCAGCAAATATTTGCTTTTCTTTTTCTACTAGTTCTTGATGTTGATTAAGTAAATCACTTTCTACTTTTTCAACTTCATCAATTCTTCTTTTCTTTTCAACCGAAAGTTGGCCTAATCTTGTAAAAATTGATGCAACTTCTTGTTTTAAGTTATCTATTTCAATAACTTCATCTTTTGTAAACTTTATTTTTTTTGCCATTTTGATATATTTAATTTAATAATCTTTAGTGTATATATAAATATACATTTTTTTTCAAAACAATATTAATTATTATAATGTTACACTAATAGATGAATTACTTCCACCAATAGTTGTCCAACCTGACCTTAATCCAGATTGTATATTTCTAACTCTTGCATAATATGTTCCAGCTGTAACTGCTCCACCTGCAAGTTGTATGTTTGATGCATTCCAATTTGTTTCATTTATAACAGGTGATGAAAAATCAGAATTATTATCTACTTGTACATCATATCCTGTAATACCACCAGAATCAGTATCAGGTGTTCCACCACTCCATGATAAGTTTGGATGTGAGTATGATACACTTGTTGGTGCAGTTGGCCCATCAAAATCTGTATGTGAATTAGTTCCTTTGTTGTGAGTTATATATCCATTAGCTATATAGGTATCTGTATTTGATACATCTAATGATACAATCTCTACATCTTCTTCAATAATTTCAATTGATGAAATAGAAACTTGTTCTACTTCACTACCATTACCTTTTATTAAAATATCTCCTTCACTTAATAAGTGAGCTCTTTTAAATCTATAATCACTTCCATCTAATACTAAGAATGGATGTTCTGATGTACATTTTACATCTCCATTATTTATATCATAATATTTACTTGCAAATGAGAAAACTACATTTTCAACTTCAACTTCTCTTTCAAATTGTCCAAGTTCACTTGTATTCCAATTCATATATTCAGCATCACCGAAATTACTTAACTCATTTAATGAATATCCTTGTAATTTCATTCCTTCTTCAGCTTCACCTATTTCTATTGATGTTCCATCTGCCAATTTAATTGGTGTATCTGATGTTAAACATAATCCTGTTGTGTTACCATCGTAAGTATCTATTGAATAAACTGTTTTATCTTTATTTACACCATATCCATCACTACTACCTATATGGTCATTATAACCATCAGCAAAATTACCTCTAATAGTATGTGTTACTGCTCCATCTAAAATTCCATCTGAGTTATCCATTGCAGATACATCAAATGTTGCAGATAATCCACTATTAGTATTTATTGCTATTTTACTTCCAGCTGGTACTGACCAAGTTACATTTCCACTATAAGAACCATTTTTTGATGCAAAGTTTGAACCTGCACCTGTTGTTCCTATTGTATATGTTTCTGTTGTTGATTCGATAGCATATGTAAATCCACTCATTGAATCAATGGAATCTACGGCGAATGTAGATAATCCTACATTATCACCTGATGATGGTGAGCCTCCTTTAATAGTACCTAGTGATACGTTTGCATCTTGTGTTACTCCATTAGCACCTGCTAAATCGTTTAATGAAAGGGTATCTCCTGAGCTTAGTGTTGGCATAATTGTTTTCTCCTATATATTATAAATATCAAGTAATCTATTTACCCATAAATCTTTATCAGAAAAGTTTTTTTTCATATATTCTTTTATATGAGTAAACCATTTTATTTTTTCATCATATGAGGTAGTTACTAACTTAGTATAAATATGTTTAAATTCTTTTTTAGATGATGCACGATATGGATATTCTAAATCTTTACACCATGATGTATGTAATATTGGTAATTTACCATAATCAACCGCTTCAAATATAGAATATCCAAAAGGTTCACTAGTAAAGCAAGAATGAGAGATTCCCCAATCCATATTATAAAATGTATTTTTAAATTTAGAATTATAATGATATATTTTAGATTTAGAGGTATCTAATTTAGTTCCTTGTTTCCAAACTATATTAAATTCTGTTGTGTTTGTAAATATATAAGATTTTAACCCATCTAAGTAATATGGATTCTTTCTTCCTTCACATCTTGCAGCGAAACCAAGTGTATTCGAATCATTTAATGGTAAATTTTGTTTAAACTCGTAAAAATTTGGTATATTTGTATTTTTAAACAATATTTCATATAATCCAACCCATATTGAATTTTTTGACCAATCATTTACCTGTTTTTCCCAACTTGAATCCAAATAAGGATGCCAACTTAACATAACATCACTTCCCATTTGAGATTTTAATATATGGTCTACTGAATTATGTAAAACATTTGAATGTATTTTATCACTATTATCTATTATCGGTTTTGTTGGTGTATAATGACCATGTAATATATTGATTCTTCGTGCTCCTTTACATAATTCTTCAAACTTTTCTATATTATCTCCATGCCAATGAGCTTCTATTGGAAAATCATAATCTCCATATTCTTTTGGTTTTGTTCTATGAATTAAAAGAATTGGTTTTACATCTAACTTAGGTGCAACTAATTCCATCCATAGATTTACCCAAGTATCAGTACCAGCGTTTACCCAAGGGCCACCACCAGTTGTATAATACACATCATACATATTTTATTTTTTTACGATTATAATTCCTGCAAAAGTTGTAGAAAAATCAACAGTTACTTGATTTACTGAATTTGTTGTTATAGAATTAGGTAATTCTTGTTTTGAAGTTGCAGTATTCCATGCTTGAACAATTGGATATTGTTCACCTAAGTTATGGTCTACATCATAAGAAGATGCTCCACTAACTGTTTCTTTGTGAGTTGTTAAATTTGTTATTTGTGCTGAACCACTAATGATTCCACTTGGAACACTTGTAAAATTACCATAATCTAAGTAATAAGTTCCATCTTCTCCATCTAATAAGTTTGCATCTGATGCAACACCTTGTACAACATGACCACCCTTTGCAACTACTATTCTACCACTTTCGGTCGATGCAAATGTTACAGTTACTTGATTAGTATTTGTTGTTACAATTGAATTTGGTATAAAATAACCATCATTTTCATCATATACAGTTACAATTACATTTTTAGTACCAAAGTTGTGAGTTACTACTTTAGAAGATACATTTGTAAACGTATCTGTTATTGTTGCAACTTGGTCTACTGATAATCCTGTTAAATCACTACCATCTCCTTGGAAAGAACCACTAAATGAACCACTTACGGTCATTCCATCTAAATTACTACCACTTATAACACTATCTGCATCTAATTTAGTTTTTACTCTTGCATCTGTATAATAAAGGTTTGTATTTTCAGATAATTGTGAAGTATTGAATCCACTAAGTGATATTTGTGAAGAACCACTAACAGTTCCAGTTGGTAAGTTTGTTACTATATTAGAAACTGTAATTACTTCTGATTCAGAACCTAATTTTCCTGCTTTCCAATAATCATTTGAAGAATCCCATAATAAAGAACCACTTGTTGTTGATGCTCCTGTTGCATCTTTTATTAAGATACCTCCTGTTGTTTGAGAACCACCATAGTTAAGTTCTAAGGTATTATCTCCTATGTTAACAGTAGTTGAATCAATTGTAGTTGTAGTTCCCTCTACTGAGAGATTTCCTACTATCGTTATGTTGTTTGAAAATGTTTTGTTACCTGCTATGGTTTCATTACCTGTGAGGTTAACATATCTTGAATCTAGTGAAGTTGTGTAAAAGTGGTAAGTATCTTCTGTGGCTATTTCTTTAATGGAAGGAGTTCCATTATCTTTTTCAAAGTAAATCTTTCCATCGTATGTGTTTATTGCCAATTCACCTAACTCAAGATTAGACGTTGTTGGTTTTCTACCCTCTACCGATGTTCTTTTTAGCTTAATTAATTGTGCCATATATATGACTTACCTTATTTATATAATTATATACCCCCTAAGAAATACATCATCTTTATATAAAGATATATATGTATTTTTTAGATTATTAAAAATCGAACTATTAAGTAAATTCTCTTATTTAAGAAAGTTTACTCTTTAATTCATCAATCTGTTTTTGTTGGTCTTTAACTGCTTCGATAAGTAATCCAGTAAGTTTAGCGTAATCTACACCCTTAAATCCATTATCTCTATCAGTTACCAACTGTGGTAGAACTTTCTCAACATCTTGTGCAATTACACCAACATTTGGTAATGATTGTTGTAACTCATCTGCATTATCATTCCAATTCCAAGTAACACCTTTAAGTGATTGTACTTTTTCAATTGGATTAGAAATAAGTTCTATATTATCTTTTAATCTTTCATCCGAAGAAGCGTATGCTACAACATCTCCACCTACGTTTAATGCTCCACCTATACCTACACCACCATCTACAATTAATGCTCCTTCAGTTTTACTTGTTGATGCAGTTGCATCATCTATTCTAAGTGTTCCGAATGTTACATCATCACCACTACCTAATCCTAAATTACCAGCAGTTAGTGTTCTTGTTGAAACACTACCATTTGCATCAGTAACATGACCATCTCCGTTAGTTGTTATATTGAAATCTAAATCAGATATTACAGTTGCTCCTGTTAGAGCACCAGTATCAACAGAAATGTCATCTCCATCAAAAGTTGGGTGAGTATAATTAATTGTTCCTGCAGCATCTACACCTAAGTTAGTTCTTGCAGTTGATGCGTTTGCTAAATCAGATAAGTTACTTGATTTAGCTAATTTTGTTCCAACTGTTGTAGTTAAAGCAACTACATCACTATCTCCATTTGCAATACTTGCTGAAATTTCACCTAATGTATCTAATGTTGCTGGTGCAGTACCAATTAAAGCAGTAAGTTCTCCTTGTACATAAGCAGTTGTTGCAATTTTAGTTGAATTATCATCAGCTGAAGGAGTTGGTGCAACTGTTGTTCCAGTAAATGTAGGTGATGTGAACATCGTACTTTTACTTTCGTTTGTTACATTTCCTAATCCTAAATCTGATGCAGTTAATGTTCTTGTTGAAACACTACCATTAGCATCTGTTACTAAACCACTTGTGTTTGTTGTAATATTAATATCTAAATCTGATATTACAGTTGCTCCTGTCAATGCAGTTGTATCAATATCTATATCATCACCCGCTAAATTAGTTGGTAATACATAATTGTTTGCCGATGCAGCAATACCATCTAATTTATTTTTTAAAGTAGTTGTAAAGTTGTTATCAGTTTGAGATGCAACTACAAAATCAATGTTACCATTAGTATCATCATATCCAACACTAATTCCTGTTTCTGTTCCATCTAACATTCCACCTACGAAATCTTCAACTTGTTCTTGTGTTAGTTGTGTGTTTGTGTTTGTTGTATATGAAGGTGTACCGAATGTACCATCATGTTTTAAGAATTCTCCACTTGAACCAGCTGCTGGTACTAAATTCCCATTACCTGTTCCTATTAAAGTTCTTGTTTCAGCTGCAGTTCTATTAACTTCAGCACCTGCTTCAATACCATCTAATTTAGAATGGTCATCAGTTGTAAAGTTTTCATCTGTTTGTGATGTAACTGAGAAATCTAATGAATTTCCAGTATCATCATAAGTAACACTAATACCACTTTCGGTATTACTACTTACCATTCCACCTACTATATCTTGAACTTGTTCTGTTGATAATTGTGTGTTATTTGTTGTAATTGAACCACCTAATGAAATAGCTGAACCATCTATTGTTATACTTGAATTTGATAATTGTGAATTTCCTATACTTGTTATTTGTGAAGAACCAGATACAACACCACCAATTAATTCAGCTGAAAGTGTATCACCACTTAAAATCATATTAACTTCTGTTGTATCAGAAACTGCTAAGTTTGTATGTGAAGAAATATCAACAGTACCTGCTGTTATTTCCTGTCCACTTAATGATATATAAGTGTTACCAGCTACAGTTACATCTGTTGAATTATCTGTTCCAGCAGCATCTACTCCAAGTGCCGTTCTTGCAGCACCTGCTGAAGTTGCACCTGTACCACCACTTCCAACTGGTACTGTTCCACCAGTTATTTCTTGTCCACTTATTGATAAGTAATTTGTATTTCCTAATGTTACATCTGTTGAATTATCAGTTCCAGCAGCATCTACACCTAAGTTTGTTCTGGCAGTTCCTGCATTTGTTAAATCTGATAAGTTACTTGCTTTTGCTAATTTTGTTCCAACAGTTGTTGTTAGTGATGCTAAACCTGATTGGTCTGATGCTAATGAAGCGGATAGTTCACCTAAAGTATCTAGTGTTGAACCAGCCGTACCTACTAAATCAGTAAGTTCTTGTTGTACATAAGCAGTTGTTGCAATTTTAGTTGAATCATCATTTGAACTTGGTGTTGGTGCCGCGGTTGTTCCAGTAAATGTAGGAGAAGTAAACATTGTTGATTTACTCTCATTTGTTACATTACCCAAACCTACATCACCTTTTGTAGTTCCTTGTGCTCTTAAACTTGCATATGTTCCACTTTGTGAGAAAGCAGCAACATCACTAATCTGTGATGAATCAATAGATACTTGTGCTGAACCTGATATTACTCCACCAATTAGTTCTGCGGATAAAGTATCACCACTTAAAATCATATTAACTTCATCAGTATCACTTACTGCTAAGTTTGTATGTGAAGATATATCTACTGTTCCTGCAGTTATTTCTTGTCCACTTAATGATAAGAAATTACTACCAGCTAATGTTACATCTGTTGAATTATCAGTTCCAGCTGCATCAACTCCTATTGTAGTTCTAACTGCTCCTGCAGATGTATCATCTAATATTGTTTGTGCGAATGTTGAAGCAACTTGGTCTGAACCAGATACTACTCCATCACCTACGGTAAATGTTACTGTTTCATCTGAACCTTGGTTAAGTGTTATTGCACCACCGCCATCTAATCCTGCACCTGC